CCGGCTCAAAGGCAGTCAAAGGGCTCCAGACCGTAGAAGTAAGTCTCAGCCTTTTCCTCTCTTACGGCACCGGCGAAATCGAAGACATGATTCAAGCATGCGTAGGCACCGGAACCACCACATTGGTAATCTCGCCATCTGGAACCACAGAGTCCGGAACAAATCCCGAATACACGATTTTGAATGCGATGCTCCCAAGCGGACCAGTCATCAATTCAACCGTGGGAGAGCTTGCGGTCGCTGAGCTGACGTGGACCATGGGAACATGGGCCCGAGACATCACCTAATAAAAACAAAACGGGGAACCAAATGAAAGTAACACTTCAAGTCACTGAAGTAGGCGGCAACACCTACGAAGTGTCAACATCACTACCAGTCATTATCGCATGGGAACGAAAGTTCAAGCGTAAAGCTTCAGAGCTAGCGTCCGGCAACATCGGACTCGAAGACATGGTCTTTTGGGCTTACGAATCCGCCAAGCGATGCAACATCCCGGTACCAATGTCACTCGATGGATACATCGACAAGGTCGAGGCTGTGGACGTGGTGGAGAGTGATCCTGTGGGCCCTACCCACGCGGAAGCTACGGCCGGCAATTAGCAGAAGTGCTTATTGCGACGGGGTATTTTCCGCCAAACATAGAATTCGGATTTCAAGAATTAGCTACCGCGGTATCAGTTCTTAACGAGCAAAGAAAGGCAGAATCGAAGCATGGGCGTAAGCGCTAGCGTGGAAATCTACGGCGTTCGAGAAGCCTTGAAAGAGCTCGGGCAGATTGATAAAAAGCAACGATGGAAAGCCATCTCAAAAGTGAAAGCAGCTGGAGAGCCATTGGCGAAAGCGGCGCGCGAAAAGTACGCGCCAGATCCAGTGCTTACAAGTGAGGCTGGATATGTGTCATGGAGCAAGAATGGCCGGCTTGGCTATTCAAAAGCGGCGGCGGACAAAGGCGTTCAAGTGCAGGTGGGCGGACGTTCTCGCGGTGATGCTTACGCCATTGTGACAATCGTTCAAAAGAATCCCGGAGCGGCCATGTTTGATATTGCTGGTTTCGCTAATGGTGCCTACGCGAAAGGCCCACAAGGCGAGGCTTTCATTGCGAAACTTAATCGGGAATATGGGAAAGCTCAGCGTGGTATGTGGCGCAATATTGCGGTGATTCGCAAAATAGGAAACGATGAAATAATCAGAGCGCTTGAAGAAGTCGCCGCGGAAGTCAACAGAAAGCTTGTTAAGTAATGGCTATCTATCTCCCAATTATCAGCGAATTCAAATCGACTGGAGTAGACAAAGCCAGAAAAGAATTTAAATCTCTTGAAGGCGTGGGAGCTAAGACCGGCTTCGCTTTAAAGAAAGCCTTTCTGCCGGCGACTGCCGCTGTCGGAGCGATGGCCGCTGGTCTCTTTGATGCCGCCAAAGGCGCGATGGAAGATGAGGCCGCATCGCGTGAGCTGGCTCGCGCATTAAAGCAAACCACCGGCGCGACCGATGCTGTAATTGCTTCCACTGAGGATTGGATCACGGAACAAGGCAAGCTTCTCGGAATTACAGATTCAGAGCTCCGTCCAGTGCTTTCCAAGTTGTCTCGCGCTACCGGGAGCGTGGCCAGATCGCAAGAATTAGCCAACAAGGCTATGGACATCGCCGTAGCCACTGGGAAGCCCTTAGCGACCGTTACAGACGCTCTCACGAAGGCCCTAGGGGGCAACATGACAGCGCTCGGAAGGCTTGCTCCAGAGTTTCGCGAGATGGTCAAAGAAGGCGCATCATTCGATGACATCATGGCGGAGATGGCGCTTACAATGGGCGGCGCGGCCAGTGAAGCGGCGAACACCGCTGAAGGACGTTTTAAGCGTTTAGCCATTGCATTTGATGAAACAAAAGAATCGATAGGCGCTGGATTGTTACCAGTAATAGAAGCTCTGCTTCCACTTCTTGAAAAGTTCGCCAGCTGGGCTCAAAATAATCCACAGACTTTTATCATTATCGCCGGCGCTATCGGCGCTGTTGCCATCGCAATCATGGCCGCCAATTTTGCCATGGCTCTTATGGCCAGCCCGATTGCCGCAATCGTCGCCGGAGTGGTCCTAGTAGGTGCCGCTCTTACCGCGGCTTATTTTCGTTTCGATGGCTTCCGCAAAATTGTTGATCTAGTTTTTAGTGGGCTCAAGTGGTACATCGGTCAAGCAATTAACCAGTTCAAGCTGATGCTTAATGCAGTCAAGACAGTATTTAACGGCATCGCTTCACTGTGGAATAACACTTTCGGAAAGCTCTCCATCAAAATCCCGGACATTCCCGGGCTTCCCGGACGTGGCCAATCTTTTTCAATTCCTAAGATTCCGATGCTGGCAGACGGCGGCATTATTGACCGCGCGACTCTGGCCGTGGTGGGCGAGTCCGGTCCCGAAGCTGTGATCCCTCTTGATCGTCTTGGCTCCATGGGAGTAGGAGGCGGACAAAACATCACCATCAATGTTCAAGGCGCTGATCCGAACGCTGTAGTCGATGCGCTCAGAACCTACATGTTCCGCAATGGGACAGTCCCTATAAAGGTCGCCTAGTGACCACCTACACATGGACAGTCGTATATGACGGGTCGGTAAACATTGACGATGTTCAAAACATCAGCATCACAAAAGGCCGCTCCCAAATAACAGACCCATTCAAAGGCGGAACAGCCACCATCTCAGGACGCGAAGTGTCATCACTGCCGGCACTTGAAATCGGTAAAGAAATCGAGATTGTCGCTACTGAGGGACTTAACAGTTTCACGATGTTTCACGGCATTATTGCCGATGTTCAGATTGACTTCGGCATCATTTCAGCGATGGACACCTACACGATTTCTTGTGAAGATGCGCTAGCTATCGCTGGACGTGGACAGACTGGGGATTTGTTCTCTTGGCCATCAGGAGTTTCCACATACACAGCCGCTTTCGAAGTGCTTTATGACGCTTTTATTTCGGCTCTTACGCTGTCTGGAAGCTCTTCAAGCTCTTTTGTTTCGAACCAGTCAGCGCCGAACGCTAATGTTCTCCAGCTGTTAAACAAGATTATCGCCACTGAGCAAGGCTATTTATTCGCTCTAGACCCTTTCACTATCCAATGGATAGGCCGAAACGAATACCAGACACAGCCCATAATCGGCGATTTCACAGATGACACACTCGTAACAATCAACGATCAAGCCACATTCCAAAATGTCACATTTCGTTCATTTGCCGACTCTTACTTCGATCAAGTAGTTGTCGAAGCCGATGGGCTACTTCCACGCGCTGCCGGCCTTGGGACTCGTGTTTACACCATTCAAACCTTTGATCAGACTCTTGGACAGGCTAAGAATCTCGCTGATTATTTGCTCGCCACATTGCAAGTTCAGGAGTCAGTGCCTAGCACGTTAAGCACCATCGCGGAAATACAAAATAACAATGTCGCTATTGAAGCAGCTCAAACAGCTGGATCAGGTCGGCAGTGTGGGCTGATTTTGCGTGGCGATTCTTACACTGTTTTCGTGGAAGGTTCCACAGTGACAGCGACACCGGAACAGACTCGAATCAGCTTGAATCTTGTCTCGTCTGAGGCGCTTAGTTTCTTTATATTAGATAGCACTGCTTTCGGCAGGCTCGATTCAGACAGATTAGGATTTTAGTTATGCCAGTACCAGATTTTTCACCGGGCGAAGTGCTCACAGCGGCCGCTATGGACTCCATAGGTCTATGGCTGGTTAAGACCCAGACGGTTGGCACAGGCGTTTCTAGCGTCACGGTTACAGGGGCGTTCAGTGCTACCTTCGACAACTATAAAGTCACTCTTTCTGGTGGTACTAGTTCAACTTCTAACAGTGCATTAAATTTGCGATTTGGCGCTAAAACTACTAATTATCGGAGTGGTTTGCTTTATAACACTTGGGCAAATACCCCCATATCGCTAGGCGGAACAACTGAAACTTCAATTCTTTACGCTGGAAGTTTAAGTAGCACAGGATGTTTCGTAAATATGGATGTTATTAATCCATTTTTAGCCTTAAATACTTTTGTGAACGCAAGTTACAACCATTTGAACACTGCTGGCTATTCATTTGGCAACACAGGCGACACAACTTCATACAGTGATTTCACTTTGATTCCTACCTCAGGAACACTTACAGGCGGAACTATTCGCATCTACGGCTACAGGAACTAAAATGAGCAAACCACTAATCCAAATAGGTGAAGTAGTCCGCGAAATGACGGACGAAGAACACGAAGCCTTGTTATCAACAGGCTGGACAATGGAACCAAAAGATGAAACGCCTAGCACTGATTAGCTTGCTAAGCATTGCGCTAACTGCTTGCGGATATGACGGCCACTATCGTTACTCATGTCAAGACCCGGCAAATTGGGAGTCCGCTGATTGCGTTCCGCCAATCTGCCACGCTTCCGACTACTGCACAAAGGATCTAGTACCAGATGACGCGCTCAATTCGTAACCCCGAGAAACGCCACACCGGTGAAGAGCTTCACGCTCGACTTATCTTCATCATCGGAATCACACTGGCGGCGGTATTTGCGCTGTCCGTAGCCACGTTGCTTTATGCGCTTGTGTTCGTGACCCAGCCAGTTACCGTCCAAGCCCCCAATGATGCGGCCTTTATAGATCTTGTCTCGACGCTTCTAGTATTTCTCACCGGCTCCCTCGCCGGCGTTCTTAGTGCCAACGGCATGAAATCAAGAAAGAAAGAGATGGAACCCACACCATGAACATCACACTCACAGACGCTCAGAAGGCTCTAATCGCTTCCTACGGTCGCTCACTGCTCGCCAGCGCTGTCGCTACCTACACAGCCACACAGAGCCCCACAGCGACTCTTAACGCTGTCTGGGCGGCGGCTATTCCCACTGCCATGAGATACTTCAATCCAGCAGATAAGGCTTTCGGACGTGCCGCGTAAATACACAGGCAACACAGACGGAGTAGCACCGGGCCCAAGACCCGGCACAGAAGAGCTTCTCAGGCTTGCTTCAAAGCGCTGGCAGTTTAAAAATTTGGGGATCTATTCCAATCGACGCATGAATAACGCCAAAGCAAAAGCGGACCCAGATAACCCGAAATATCTCAGCGTCCACGCCACCGGTCGAGCTGTCGATCTTGGCTATTCAAACAGAGCCGCCGCCATTGCATTTTGGAACTTTCTTATTGCTAACACTGAACAGCTCGGGATTGAAGAAATTCATGATTACGCCTACCGCTGGCCCAAGCAAGACCCTAAGGACAAAACAGCGTGGGGAGCCGGGTACCGCTCATCGCGCGGTGAGGGCATGGCTGGGATAGTGCTGTATGACTCAAAACGCAATGCTGGAACTCCCGGCGGACGCTGGATCCATGTAGAACTTTCCCCAGCGATGGCTGATGACAAAGAAAAATTCCGAAAGGCTTGGATAGACGCAATCGCGCGCGCCGGCCTTAAATAAAACGCCAGAGCAGACTAGACATCACTCCCGGCTAGACAGTCCACGTTCGTTCCCCGGCGTGGGCTGTTGCATATCCACCACCATGACACATATCTGATGTATACATAATGTGCCGGTCTAGCGGTGAAGGGAACAGCATGATTCAACATCTCGGACTATTGTCGCTAAGGTCGGAAGACAATTTAGTAATGGTTCAGATCTTCACGGATCTGGAAACAGACTCGATCAAGCTGGCGCGCGTGATGACACGCCGAACACCGGAAAGCTTGTGGGAGTCGCTGAACGAAGTACATAAGGAATCTTGAAGAAACTCATGACGGCCACACTCATTCTCTCGCTACTTGCTCCAGCTGGTATCGCGGAAGCTCAGCACAAACCAGCGAAGCCGCTACCTTGCCCCCAATGGCATAAAGCACTGAGGGAGCATGGTTTACCAGTGAAAGTATTCGGGCCGATTATGATGCGCGAGTCAAAATGTGTGAAAAATGCTGTGGGCTGGAATTACCACAAAGGCAAAACCCACAGGGATTGCAAACTTTCTCATGCCCGGACCTATCGCAAATGCAAGGCGGTTAAGTCCTACGATGTCGGACTCTTGCAAATCAACAGCCAGCACAAAACCTTGACAGCGAAAGTATGCAAATCAAAACTTGGGGAAATGCTGGTTCTACAAGACCCCAATTGCAATCTCAAGGTGGCCGCTGTTCTGTATAACAAAGGTAAAGGCTTATCCAATTGGCGCGGTACCTCAGGGAGAAGCAAATAGTGGAAAATAACGAAATGATCGTGTCCAGCCGGATTCCGTATCTGGACTATAAAAGTCTTCACGTCATTCGACTCGCCAGAGGAGAACACGGAAGAAAGCCAAGCATCTCGGAACTCATTCGAGAAGC